AACAGAATCAGCAAGAAAGAAGTTCTGATATCCCGCCGTACCAATGGAACTCTTCCTATCAGGGAGATTTTTCCGGGAATCGAGAACCGTCCGGGCAGCAAGCTCCACGTGATTCCTATGGGCAGCAATATCCTTACGGAACAGGACAGCCGAATTCTTGGAACCAAAATGATAATGGCGGTTCATTTCCCAATTGGAACGGGCAGTATTGGCAAAATGGAGCAGGATTTCAGCCTTCTCCTTCCGGATGGCCTCCTCAGGAACCCAAACAGAAGATGAGCGTAGGTGTAAAGGTATTTATTGTGATATTGGCTGTTTTGGCAGTCAGCTTTATTGGAGGTTTTGCTGGATTTGGTATTTATGTGGTGGTTCAGCAGCAAGATGGCACATCATCTGAATCAAGCGATAATCACAGTTCTTCTCAATCTTCCAATGATACTATTGTGGATGAGGACACAGCTGCAAACATTCCTGATAAAACGGACCCGGATTTTCAGGGAATCACGCTTTCATCTGCTGACAGCGAAACACTTACTCCTGAACAAGTGTATGAAAAAGTATCGGTATCCATGGTCAGCGTTTTGGCGACTTCTATCGGCAATACAACAGAAAGTGGTTCTTCTGTCAGTCAGGGAAGCGGGGTCATTGCAACTTCCAATGGATATATCATTACAAATGCACATGTAATTAATTATTCCAAATCCGCACAAGTATCTGTTATTACGCATGACCAAAAGCAATATGATGGTATCGTAGTAGGTCTTGATAAGGATGCCGATTTGGCTGTGATTAAAATTGAAGCGGAAGGTTTAACTCCCGCTGAATTTGGAGATGACAGTAATTTATCTGTAGGAGAAACCGTGGTTGCGATTGGAAATCCGGGTGGTGTACGTTATTCCGGCTCTATGACCATGGGGGTTGTATCTGCAGTGAATCGCAGTGTAGCAAATTATAGCAGTACCGGCATTACGTATATACAAACAGATACAGCCATTAATCCGGGCAACTCAGGAGGCGGATTAATCAATATGCGTGGGCAGATTGTTGGAATTAATACCATAAAAGTAGTTTCTTCCGGTTATGAAGGTATGGGATTTTCTATTCCAATCAGTCAAGCAAAGTCTATATTGGACACATTAATCAGAGAAGGTGATATACCATCTGTGGGCAGACTGGGTATTACAGGTTCCACTCAATATCTGCCGGTAGATGGTGAAAACTATTCTGTAGCAGGCGGCGTATTGATTGCATCTATTGATAGCAGCAGCCCTTTAGCAGACAGCGACTTGGAACAGGGGGATTTGGTTGTAGCATTTAATGGTAATACCATTAAAACACTTGAGGATGTATATACGCAGTTAAAAGATTATCGTGTGGGGGAAGAAATTACCTTAACCATTCGCAGAATGAATGAAAATGAGGATTTCACATTTGACGTGCAAACTACGATTATGAACCGAGATTAAAAACTTTAATATTGTTTAAGCATTTCATAAAAGCCGAACTTTCTCAATTGAAAGTTCGGCTTTTTTCTTTTTTTCGTATTCTGACTCGTTTTTGAAAAATTTTTTCACATCATATTTCCCTATTTAGGCGAATTTTCCACTCTTTTTTACGGTATAGTGAGGGGGTTTATATAAATAAAAGCATTAGGAGGACTTTATGGAACATACAGAACAGGAAAAACAGACAAAATTAGTGGAAGGTCTTGAGCGCTTAGCTTTTGGTAATGTAACAGATGCCATTAAACTTTTGTTTTGTGATGAGTTAAATACCCGCATACTGAATAAATTGGACTTATTCAATATTTCTGAAATTAAGCGACCAAAAGGCGGAGGAATTGAAATCAAATTTTATGACCGTTTGAAGGCGCTGCAATGCTTGCAGGAATTATACAATGGTCAGTCAAGTGATACTTCCGGCTTTTACCGTGCTTTGGAGCAAGGTGTGAAAACATTTGAGGAGGATGAATCTTAATTGATATTTCAATCATTCTCAAAAAAACAGCTGCAGGCATTAAGCTGGTGGTATCGAGGCAGTCCGTATGCCTCATACACAGCTGTTATTTGTGACGGTGCAGTCAGAAGCGGAAAAACCTTATGTATGAGTATTTCGTTTTTTCTCTGGGCTTTTTATCAATTTCAAAATCAATCGTTTGCCTTCTGCGGTAAAACCATACGCTCTTTAAGGCGGAATTTAATCACCCCTGTTTTACCGATTTTGAAGGAGTTGGGTTTTCAATGTCACATTCATTATTCAGAAAATTGTTTGAGTGTAATCTTTCAAGGACGAAAAAATCGATTCTATTTGTTTGGCGGTAAAGATGAAGGTTCGGCAGCAATGATACAAGGTATTACGTTAGCAGGTGTTATGTTTGATGAAGTTGCCTTGATGCCGCGCTCTTTTGTGGAGCAAGCTTTGGCAAGATGCTCTGTAGAAGAGGCAAAGTTTTGGTTCAACTGTAATCCGGAGCATCCTCAGCATTGGTTTTACCAAGAATGGATTTTAAAAACCAAACAAAAACAGGCGTTATATTTGCATTTTACAATGGAGGATAATCCGTCGTTGTCCCCAAAGGTGCGTAAGCGCTATCATTCTTTGTATTCAGGTGCGTTTTATGAACGCTTTGTTTTGGGAAAATGGGTAGCGGTACAAGGTCTTATCTATCCTTTTATGACTCAAGATAGATTTTGCGATACACCGAAAGGAGCATTTGAGGAATATGTGGTATCCTGCGATTACGGCACCATTAATCCTTCCTCCTTTGGTTTGTGGGGAAAACAACAAGGGATTTGGTATCGTCTGGAGGAATATTACTATCATTCCCGTTTGACGGGGATGTCCCGCACGGATGAGGAACATTATGCAGGATTGGTAGCTTTAATCGCAGGTCGTCCGGTTGCCAAAATTGTGGTAGACCCATCTGCCGCCAGCTTTATTGCGGTTATTCAGCGTCATGGAGCGTATTTGGTTCTTCCTGCAAAGAATGACGTGGTAGATGGTATCCGTGCAGTGAGTGTTGCCCTAAAACAAGGGGATATACGAATTTGCAATACTTGTACGGATGCGATTCGTGAATTTGGTTTATACCGTTGGAACGATTCTATGCACAAAGATATGCCGATTAAGGAAAATGACCACGCTATGGATGACATTCGCTATTTTGTTTCTACCGTTTTATCAGAAAGAAACGACGATTTTTTTGTTATGGCAGCGCAGCGCTGTTGATTTATTTCAGTACGGCGCAGTCGACATAGAAAATACCAATAACAGATGATAGAGAAAAAGAAGGGATTTTTTCATTGAATTTCATGAGAAAACAAGGACAAGAGGGGAAAAAGAAGAAAAAAGAACAAGCTTTAGAAAGTAAGACAGTTGACGCTACCATGGCAGTCCAAACTGTGGGTAAACAAGATTATTTTGTATGGCAATGTTGTGAGAATAACATTGCTGCGGAGCGGCAGCTTTATACTGCATTAAGAGGTGCAGTGCCGATTATTGATTCTGCCATTCATAAATTGCTTCGTATTATTGGAAATTTTACTGTGGAATGTGAGGATAAACAGGTGGAAAAAGAGCTGCATTCTTTTCTGGACCACGTAAAGGTGAATACGTATCAACAAGGTATTTACAGTTTTATCAGCTGCTATTTTGACCAGTTGCTTACTTATGGTACAGCAGTTGCTGAGATAGTTCCTACCATAGGAGGCGATGATATTGGTGCATTGTATGTAGCTGATTTGGACAACATTGATTTAATGCATAACGATAAAACGTTATCCGTGGATATTTATGTAAAAGATAACTTTGGGGAAAGAAAGCCGATTCCATATCCGGATTTGATTTTAATGACAGCACTCAATCCGCCTCACGGCAGTGCACATGGCGTTTCCATTTTAAGAGGGTTGCCGTTTGTCAGTGAAGTGCTTCTGAAAATTTATAAATCCATTGGTATGAACTGGGACAGAGTTGGTAACGTCAGATTTGCAGTTACCTACAAACCGACCAGTGACCCCATGGACCGTGCGTATGCAAAAGAACGTGCACAGCAAATTGCCACAGAGTGGAGCCGTGCTATGCGCAGCGGCGATATCAGTGATTTTGTGGCAGTGGGTGATGTAGGGATTAAAGTCATTGGCGCGGACAACCAGATTTTAGATAGTGAAGTACCTGTACGTCAGATGATGGAGCAGATTATTACAAGGCTTGGATTACCCCCGTTTATTTTAGGATTGTCGTGGTCCTCGACCGAAAGAATGTCCAGCCAGCAGGCGGATGTTTTAACAAAAGAAATGGAAGCTTACCGTATGCTGCTGAACCCTTCTATTGAAAAAATATGTTCCCTTTGGCTTACACTGCATGGTTATGATACCTCTTTTGAAATTGTATGGGATACCATTACCATGCAGGACCGTGTAGAGGAAGCCGACGCCAGATTAAAACACGCACAAGCAGAGAAACTGGAATGGGAAACTGAAAAGGAAAAGGAGGGAAAACAGTGAACGGAGCCATTATCAAACATATGCAAACAGATATGACGCACGACTTGGAATGCATCAATCAATATACACGCAGGCCATTTACGGAACAGGAAGTATATACGTTTTCCGTGGTACTTTGTGACAACGAAATCGACCGTGATTTTGAACGGTTCAGTGTAGAAGCATTACATACGTTAAGTCAATTGTTTTTAGGAAAAACAGGCATTTTTGACCATAATATGAAAACAGGTAATCAAGCGGCGCGTATTTATGATACAGCAATGGAAACTATGGAAGAAAAAATGACTTCTTATGGAGAACCGTATACTCGTTTGGTAGCAAAAGCATACTTGCCGCGATGTGAAAAAAACACAGATTTGATTATGGAAATTGAAAGCGGTATGAAAAAAGAGGTAAGCGTAGGTTGTGCTGTTGCAGAGAGAATTTGTTCTGTTTGTGGTGCGAACCAAGTATTCGCACCATGTAACCATAAACAGGGAAAGCGTTATGAAAAAAACGGAATAAAAGAAGTCTGCCACGTTGTTTTGAATCAGCCGACAGATGCATATGAATGGTCTTTTGTGGCAGTACCTGCTCAGCGAGAGGCGGGGGTCATAAAGATGTTTGCAAAGACGAAAGGGGGAATGACGGTGGAACAAATCATTCAAAAAATGAAAGAGACTCAAGAGGGGCTATTCCTTTCCGAAGAAGAAATCAGAAAAATGCTCAGACATCTGGAACAAATGGAAGAATATGCAGCGTGCGGAAAAGCATACAGGGAAGAAGTAAGCCGCAATGTAGTCAAACTTTGCGGTTTGGCACAGCCTCAAATTTCTTCTGAGGTGATGAAGCGTGTGACAGAAGGTATGAGTTTAGATGATTTAAAAGTCTTTGAGAAGGCATTTCGCACAAAGGCGGAAGAAGTGATTCCACTTTCTCCGCAGTTGGCTGTGGCAAAAGAGAAAGAATACAAGAAAAACAGCCCAAATCAGGCATTTAAAATTTAAGGAGTTGAATATATGAAAGTGTCATTAAACGGTTACGGTGAAAGCGTAACTACATTTGAAGCAGAAGACAGTGTAAGAGCGGGTTATCCTGTTAAAATGACCGGTAACGGCAAAGTTGGTTTATGTACGGCCAAAGAAGCATTTTGTGGTATTGCACTCAATGTCAGAAATGGTTTTGCAGCAGTACAGCTGCAGGGTTACTATAGTGGGTTGCCATACACAGGTTCCGGTATGAAGGTTGGAATCTTAAAACTTGGCGCTACTTCTGATAAGGCGGAAGTATCTGAAACAGGTAAAGAGTGTCTGGTAGTAGATATAGACAGTGAATCTTCTACCTGCGGTATTATTCTTTAATTGGAAAGGGAGAATCAAATGGCTTTTTATGATAATTTAAAATTGGAAAAAGGAATGTACAATTCCGGTAATAAAAGTTTTACACAAGTATTGGAAGAACTGGACTGTTCCAAAAACTATGAAGGAACAGAGTTGGAAGGTTTGGATGCTTATCAGCGTCAATTAAAACGTTTTGACATTAAAGTAGGAGGCAGAAGCTCCGATGCGGTAGAAAAATTTTTCCAAACCAGTGACAGCGCTGCCTTGTTTCCCGAATATGTAACACGTGCAGTAAAGCAAGGTATGGAGTATGCGAATTTACTGCCTTCTATTGTGGCCACCACTACTACAATTCAGTCTATGGATTACAGAACCATTACAGCGTCTCCCAGTGAGGATGACAAAGAATTAAAGCCTGTGGCGGAAGGTGCCCAAATCCCTCAAACCGTAGTCAGAACACAAGATAATCTGGTAAAACTTCATAAAAGAGGCAGAATGCTGGTGTCCTCCTATGAGGCGTTGCGTTTCCAGAAATTAGACTTATTTACGGTGACATTACGTCAAATTGGCGCGTATATCGCCAGAGCACAATTGAAAGACGCAGTAGATGTCTTGCTCAACGGTGACGGAAACGACAATGCGCTAACACCTACCTCTTTATCTTCAAAACCTACTTATACGGATATTGTAAAACTCTGGGGTGAATTGGCTCCATATGAACTAAACACCATGTTAGCATCGACTGTAACCATGCAGGATTTATTAAATATTGACGAATTTAAAGATGCAACAGCAGGTTTGAATTTTCAAGGTACAGGCAAACTTGTCACACCTTTGGGAGCGAATTTGCTTCATGTTCCATCTTTGAAAGACAAAACCATCATTGGTCTTGATAAAAATTGTGCATTGGAAATGGTACAAGCAGGTGATGTTATCACAGATTATGATAAACTGATTGACCGTCAATTGGAACGTGCAACCATCAGTACCATTGCAGGCTTTGCAAAAATCTTTACAGGCGCTGCAAAAGCGGCTTCTTATACTGCTTAATTAGGTTTTGTTATGGAAGAAGTATTGAGAAGGTTTGCAAGACTTGCAGGACTGACAGTGGAGGAAGCAGAACAATGGCAGGATCTTTGCGGTGACGCTTATGTTTTGCTGGAATCACAAAGAAAAAAACAGAAAGATGCTTCTTGTGTTGGAGATTTGGTTTGTGCTGCTGCCGCTGCGTTGGCATTTTACCAATATACATTACATCAAAATGCTGCAGGTCAAGCTGATTTTACCGTAGGAGATGTGCGCATTTCTCACAACAGCAAAAGTGTGGAGTGGGCAAAATATTTTTGGCTTGAGGCACGCAGTCATGCTGCTCCGTTATTGAAAGACCCGGATTTTGGTTTTTGGGAGATGAAAATATGAAAAAAAGTGCGTATTTAAAAACTATGTTTCAAACATACGGAAATGAGATTACGGTGTACCCCAAATATAAAAAAGAATATCAAGTAAAAGGATTTATTCGCCCGTTGTCTTTTCAACATTTACCTTCTTCCAATGAGCTGGGCATTCCTTTTGACCATACGGACGACGGCGGTTACTTGTATCTTGGTCCGGCTGAATACCGCATTGACAGGGAATTGGAGGAAACCAAACTGGAACAGGATGACGTCCTATATTGGGTTACAAAATCCAGGGCAGTCTATCTGCAAAATGAGCCAATCTATGTTTGTGCGATACTGCAGAAAGTTGTAGCATCGTAGAAGGAGAATCGTTATGGAAGAATTATGGAATCAAACACCAAAAGATATTTTTGATACCAACACTGTCTCATCTGTTTCTGACCAATTGGAGCAAGATTATCGCAGATATGCACATAAGTTA